GTATGGTTGTGAGTGGAGAAAAGAAGAATGAGATAAGTTTGAGGTACGCTCAGGGAGAGGTATTTAATAGTGATAAGAGATTTAGGGTGCTGGTGGCTGGTAGAAGGTTTGGTAAAAGTTATTTAAGTTGTATTGAGCTATTGAGAGGAGCTATTAGTAGGCCGAATGAGGTTTATTTCTATTGTGCGCCAACTTATAGGATGGCGAAGGACATTGCATGGAAGGAGTTGAAGAGATTAACACCTAGAACGTGGGTAAAAGCAAAGAATGAGACAGATTTGAGACTAGATTTGATAAATGGATCAAGTATTGAGTTAAAGGGAACAGAAAATGCTATGGCATTGAGAGGTAGGAGCTTGGCGGGTGTTGTTTTGGATGAGGCAGCATTTATGGATAAAGATGTATGGGCGGAGGTTATAAGACCTGCGTTGGCTGATAAACAGGGTTGGGCTTTGTTTATTAGTACACCAGATGGAACTGCCAGTTGGTTTTATGATATGTGGTGTTTCTGTGGTGAAAAGGAATGGGATGATTGGCAAAGGTGGAGTTTTACTACGATAGAGGGGGGTAATGTAGCAAAAGAGGAGGTTGAAGCTGCTAGGGGGCAGTTAGATGAGAGGACGTTCAGACAGGAATTTGAGGCAAGTTTTGAGAATTTAACTGGATTGGTGGCGGTTAGTTTTGCTGATGACAATATTGACAAGAGTGTGGAGGATTTACATATGCTTCCTTTGTTAATTGGTCTGGATTTTAACGTTGACCCTATGGCGGGGATCTGTGCGGTAAAACATAATGATACGCTTTATGTTTTTGATGAGATCATGCTTACAGGAGGTGCTACCACATGGGACTTTGCGGAAGAGGTTGTTAGAAGGTATGGGGTTGATCGTAGAGTTATTGCCTGTCCAGACCCTACGGGAAGTGCAAGAAAGACATCAGGGGTGGGAGTAACAGATCATACGATCTTAAGACGTAATGGTTTTACTGTTATGAGTCCTAAAAGCCCGTGGAAGATCAGAGATAAGATCACTGCTGTCAATACTGCCCTGTTTGACGCTAATGGCGATAGAAGGACGCTTATACATC